AAATTCTTGATCGAATCTTTGCCGACAAATACAGTCCCGATGGAACTAACGGCAGCTGCTTCCTCCATACTTAGCTCACCGTCACCGTCTTTATCCCAATTTTCCACGCAGATACGCTTCACCTCTGGGTCCTCGAACCTTATCCACCACTTAGCGATGTTCAATTTGAGTTTTGGATAGTGCGTCATTAGCGCATCGTATGTATCACGATATGCGCCTGTAGAGAGATTGATAGTACCGTCCAAGACAGGGTAAGGGTCGTTACCGTATTGCCCCTCGGCATCGATGCCTTGGTAGGTACCGTCTACAAGTTGGGAGAGCTTATCAAAGGCACGTCCGTCCGTGAAGGTCTCGTTGAAGCCGACACAGCGCACGTATCGGAGAGCGTGAGGAACTTGCCCTACTTGTGCATCCATGATGTCGATGAGTTTCTTCACGGGTTGAAGATTGTCGCAACCGCTGACAAAGTAGCTCATCACATTTGGAGCGCAACCTTCTGTGTTGCATTTTTCATTGGTGAGTTTATCGAGGTTTTTTAATTCCACGTATGACGTAGTAGCCGGGTAGTCAACCTCCTCGAGAGCAGCACCATCAGCAAAGTGTGCTTCGGTTAGCGAGGAACCACCAGCGAGGAACTTGCGTAAACGATAATTAGCACGCATATCGAGCGAGCCGCCAAGAGTAGAGATGTTCTGCACATCAATCTCCTCTAAGGAGGTGGTATTACCGAGCGTAAGCGAAGAGATGAGTATCTTCACCTTCTCTTCATTCTCATCTCCCAGTTTCAGACGCTTCAATCGCTTACCTATAATAGACAGTGCACCGTTAATTACATACGAACTCCAATCGCCTATATCGAGCAGGTAGTCAGCTGACTTGACAGATAGCTGCTGATCACTGGTGCCGTTAATGTCTACGACTATCTCACACGGCTTACCAGCATCGGTGCGAGCACCACGCATGATTGTGGTACCGTACGCAATAGTAGGGTACAGCTTCATTGCTGGTGTCAGGCGCAGAACGATTGAGTTAGTCGTTGCGTCCGCCTGTGCGGAGGTACGGACGGTAATTGCACCTTCAGCGGTCTTTGCGTCGTAATCACCGAAGCTGTACTTAGACATAAGGTACTGAATACGCTTCTTTACCCACGCCACCTCGGGAGACTTACCATCACCAAGCGACTGACCGAGTGGGTCGGTGTCATTCGTATATGTTCCTTGCAGCATGGCGAGTTTCATCTTCTCATACAGCTTACCATCCTCATTGTAGAGCATAGAGGAGAATTTATCAATCACAGAGAAATAATACCTCTCAAAGTAAGCAAAGAGTTTCTGCTGGTGCGTACCTTTCTGCAATCCTCCGAGTTCCTCCATCTTAGACATCATTCGTCTCATCATTTGCGCACGCTCCTCTGGGTATGCCTGCTCCATTAAGTTCCACAGTACAGACTTTTCACCGTTCCACACAGGTGTACCGTCAGCGTAGGTGTCGTGAAATTCCACCCAATAGGGTTTCTTCATTAAACCTTGGTTGATTACTGTCAGGATTGTATCAAGGTCATCCTGACGAAATTTCCATTTACTCTTTGCCATGTTTATTCCACATTAAAGTTATAAGGGTATATGTTCTTTGCGCAGTTATCGGTCGCTGCCTTCAACTCTACGTATAACTGATGAAAAAGTAGGTCCATGATGTCCCAGTACTGTGATTGCTCAGCACGGAACTTCTGAATGCGTGCTGACTTGAATAACTCATTGAGCTGGGCTGAATCACTAACCGAGTTGAATATCGTCTCAGTTAATCCATACTTATCGCCAACTAACTGCTGACGAAGATTAACTATCGACACACCGCTATCGAGTGTTGACGGACAGAAATTCTTATACAAGCTATCGTAATAGTATAGGTTGTACTGATTAGGGTCACCAGCCTTTGCAATCCAATACTCAATATGCGTCGAATGCGGGTCAGCATTCAGTTCGTCAAGCGTTCCATTGAAAGGCTCAATAAATGTATTGCACGAATATACAATATTGTAAGCCGTGATATACGACTCAACGAGTTGCTCCGCTCGCTGTCGGGTCTCATTATCTGCTGTAGTCTTATCATCCGCCGGCAAGTCTGCGTAGTCTAAGTCCCAGCAGTTCTCCCAAGAGAGTTCAGACACTTGGTACTGATAGGCTTCCTCCTCCGTATTATAGCGGATTCTTCGTTTATCCCAAGGCACTTGATACAGGGTAAGGCGTGGCGAGTTATCAGAGCCTTCGATTGATAAGAGGTCAGGAAACAAGTCCTTATCATATCCGAAGGTCGCTGCGTCTCCTTTGTCTGGGCCTATAGTGAATAGACCGACGAACTTGTATGTAACTGTTCCGTCCTCTGCCGTCTGCTTCTCAAATCCAACGAATGTCTCTTGATAGATAGATACTCTTGCTTCGCTGTTCTGTTCGACACCTTCATTAGTTAATCCAACAGCTTTCCATAGGTCGGTATATGAGTTCACAGAACCTAACTTATGGTATTGCATTGAAGAAGCGATATTTTTCTTTGCTGTCAGCTTTGAGATTTTCGGCAAGTTCTTAAAGAGCTCAAATTTCTTCTGTGCTGTTTGACCATCTTCATAAACAATGGTCGTATCTTTAGCTACCTTTGCCTTCCAGTTCCATAGGTAGTAAAGCATTGATGATGTTCCCTGACCTTGTAATTGAAGATTGGTAATCGTCAAGCGGTTAAGGTTCGTGTTACCATCTTTCGGATAAATCTCAAGCGTACCCTTAGGACGATAAGATTTGCCGTATTCATACGCAGGGAGTGGTTTATCAAAGGTAAATACATTCACCTTGCCACGCACTTTGTCAAAGTCGACTGTGGTACCGAGGGTGTCGTAGATGTCATTGTCTAACTTCTCAGCACTCTTCTCTCCCACAGTAGCGAGAGCATTGATATAATCTTGATGCACGTTTGCAGCGTCCATTGCGCTGTCATAGATACGAATAGAATAGAGGTCAACATCCGCCTTATCAGAACCAATGACAATACCGCCTCCTGAACCTATCTGCATAGAATCAGTAAGCAAGTAAGCGAACTTACGAGCTTCGACACCGTCAATGTAGAGATAAACGAGGTTAAGATAATACGTATTGCCATTGAGTACGTAGGTGTACTTCTTAGGACTAATTACGAGTGCCAGACGAATACGCACGCCATCATCTGTACTCATCGCCTGCACATCAGCGTTACGCTCGCTTCGAGTTGCGAACATAATAGAAGAAGGCTTTACCTTCAGACCGATATAAGCCTTCTGGTAAGGCATAGCTATCGAGATACACTCTGCATCGTAATCAGAGGTGTTGTTAATCTGATAGTCTATCTCAATGGTCTTACCGCTTTGTGCTGCCTCCTTAGCGAATGGCTTGTAATCAATCGTAAGACGTGAACCAGCGAGCAAGCGCAATGTGCGTGCGCCTTCGTCATCTATTACCCAGCCGTCACGAGAAAAGGCCACGCTCTGCCATTCAGCACCGATATGCTCGGAGTTGATGAGATTGCGGAGGACATTGCGGTCGGTATCTGTGTTATTTCTGTTCTTAGCATTCAGATAGAACACCGCTCCTGCTGTAGCTGAATAGCCTTGTGAGTTATCCACTGGGAAAGGAATTGCGTCACGCAAGCGCACCTCGTCTGTTGGGTGAGTTATGAAACCGATTAACGCTGTGAAATCGGAGTTATCGAACGTCTCGACCTCAAGCGAGAGTGTGTATTGCATCTTGGTTTGCGTCAAAGTATTCTCTGATACATTCTCTTGCAGCACCTCGTTATCTTTCTTCATCAAGATTGACAGCGGTGTCGTTACTGCCTTGCCGTCGTATACAGCATATTCCAACACCTTATTTTCGTACCAGTTCAGCAGCTTCTCCGCCTTGTTGTTCACGACTACCATCTTCACAGCCTCGTTATTAGCGACCGCCATAAAGTCATAACCTACAGGAGTAGTCTGCACAGTGTTGTCTTCATTTGACAACCAGGCAGAGAGATGGAAGATACCCGTCTTATTCGTGAATGGAACGGTATAAGCGACAGGCGAAGAGGTGTAAGTGGCAGTACCGAACTGACGCTCATACGTCTGTTCGTAACCGTCACCCGTAATCTTAACATGAAGCGTCTTAGAGATGTTACCACTGATGTAACACGGCAGCACGATGTCGCCTTGATAAGCCTTCCACCAATTGAACTCAGAGATAGAAAGGAAGAGGGCAGACAGCGTAATCGAATAGACCAGAGCAGGGGAGGTTTGCCCTGTCACCTCACCTGTAATCTTCACCATGATGTTATTCTGACCGCTCTCAAGGAACTTGAAGACATCCACAGTGGTAATCGTATTTGACTGACATCTACCACGAGCCTTACTGACGAACGTTCCATCGCCAGCCTTAGCGAAGATTTCGTAAGTTCCCCATTCGCCAGAGTCTACATAATCAGTCTGCCCGACATCCTTAGTGCGAGACACGAACATAAACCTAATAGCACACTCGCCTGCTGACTTAGATGCCGATAGCGTGGTAGAAGGCGACTGATTGACAGCACGGAGATAATAGAGGATGGTCTGCTGACCACCGCCACCGCCTTGCCCAATGCCGAGTTCAGACAGCTTCATAGGCACCCATTGGTCGCCATTCCATACGAGTACACACGTCTCAGACGTGAGTTCGTCCGTTTCGCTATTTACATTTGAGAGCTGCCCGAGCGATGGACGGTTCTTCGCAATCGTCTTCTTCACACGTTCCTCCTCAGAGTTCTGTGCGTCGATTAACTCGTTGACCTTCTCGGGCAACTTGTTAAATTCGTCAGCGGTCAGTCGTCCGCCTGTCTGTTTATGTTCTAAGTATAACTTCTCTATCGCCATGTTATGATAGTTTGAATGGGAA